GTGACGTACGCGATGAATTTGCCACCTATGCTATTAAAAACGGAGGTTTCGGGTGATCCGGAACCACGGGAAAACTTAAGGTCATACTGGATACCAGCAGGTGTTCGGACCTTTCTCAGATACTGTTTGCGATGGAGTCGGTTAACGGCTTCTTGGTGTCGAGAGGCAAAGAAGCGAGCAATAACACGAGACTCAAGGATACGCAAAAGGTTGCTGACACGGCCGTCCCAACGCTTGCCATCACTGGAGGCAGCGAAGAGGGCGTCTAGAGCAAGTTCAGCAATAGTATCGGCCACATCCTTCGGTGTTTTACCGAAAGCATACCACTTTTCACCTTTAAGGAAGTCTGCCAGGGCGTACATGAACTGAGAATAACGCACCTTGGTATCACCCTCGTATATAACAATGGGACGGGGGTCACCTGGCTCAAGCTTCGTGCCCTGTGGCTCTTTCTTCATAAAGCCATTGAGGACAGAGGTGTCAGAAGTGTTGTCAAATTCTGTGGCAATGAGAATCCTACGTTGTGCTGGGCGATCCTGGCGAGTCAGGACTTCCTCGTAGGTCGTTGGGTGGAACGTGTTAGCGTACAAGTCAGGTATGAACAGCTCGACAAACTCATTGATAAGGGCGTCCATCTTGATAGTCAAGGGCATCTCATCATTTTGCACGGCAACGACGCGGCCCTTAGCCATATGGAACTCGTTCTCATAACACACCTTAGGCACGAGGGCGGGAAGTGCTAGAGGAGCCATAAATGGCACCATTGAGTCTTTGGCTTCAGGGTCGAACCGGGGGCCGACAAACTGAAAGTTTTGGAGAGACGGGACGCAGGCGCGATTGTCGCAGCCATCAATGCGTGAACGGGCGTACTCAGTGAGTATTTTAGAACCTGACAAGTCTTCTAACTTGTGCGCACCCAGCAACTGGGCTACAGTAGGATAAGAAATATCGAGCTTGGACAGTCTGGCTGTTGTGAGAATCTCCTCATCGACAGAAGCGGGGATGGTTATGCTGTTAGCGGATCCGATGCGGGCTGTGGACACCTTGACTCCGGAATTATCAAAAATACGGAGCCGGTTGTGATTGCCCACACCCATCTTGAATCTGCACAAAGGGTCCTCGCGAACGAAAAGTAGCGACAACCAAGCATTCAACGCAC